GATTAAGATTTTACCTGCTGGGAAGTAAGGATCACGGTATACTTGGTAGCGACCTGCCAATGAACCGATTTTCTCGATACCCATGTTGTAAGAATCTTGCTCAGGAGCTGCATTAGATACGTGGAAATACTCTAAATCATCGAATACTGCAGAAACTTCTGAAGAAACAACAATCCAGTTAGCACCACCTCTTAATGTAGTCTTGTGGATTTGAGCAGAAATTTGGTTAACTTTAGTAACTAAAGTTTGGTTCCAATCTTTTTGAGTGTAACCTTGTAGAGTTGCTCCACCAGTTCCACCGTATTTCCATTCGTTGTAATCCCACTTAGCTTTCCAAGCTGCACCTTTACGTAAATCACGTAAGATTTCACGGTCAACTTCAGCTGCGATTTGCTCTGATAATAAAGCTGTCAATTCAGCTTCAGCATCGATGTTGTGGAATGCACTAACGTCTTGAGCCAATTCAGGAGACCAGCTAGCTCTTAATTTTCTTTCAGTTACAGAAACTGTTACTGATTCCAAATCAAAAGAAACTTCACCGATTGCATCTTCAAATTCTAAAGTTGCATAACGACGGTAAGTTGCTGTAAAGTCATCACCTACTAATGTTGAACCTGTTATAGTTGTGTTAGCAAAACCTGCAGTTGAACTGTAAGTTTGTAAATCTACATTTAAGAAGATTACACCAGCTTCATCACAAATATCATTAAAGTTAAGACCATTTGCTCCTGCACTTTTTTGACCGTATTCAACAATACCTTTACCGTATTTTTGTGTAACTACTGTAAATGGTAAAGATGTTCTACCACTAAGTGTTTCGGCACGAGGTGCTGTAAGTTGTAATGATGCTAAGAATTCTTCTGTATCCATTTCGTTACCGTCTGGACCAGCCAATTTACCTTGACCTAATCTAGAGAAACCTGTTAACTTTAAGATAACTGAATCAACAGAAGTTCCTGTTGCTACAGTTACAGCGTTACTTTCAACACCACTTTCAAAAGTTACAATAGATGTACCAGTTAAAGAAATTGTTGAGAAATCTCCTTTAGAGTAATCAAACAAACCTTGGTCGTTTGCATCACTGTTCTCGTAGAAACGATCATACAAGTTAATACCTGTGTAACCAGTAGAAGCACTTGCTCCACCAGCACCACCTGGGATACCGTAAGGAGAATAGTGTGCACCACTGTTTCTTTCTTGAATTTTAGGTACGAAGAAGAATAATTTACCGATTGGTAAGTTCATTGCTTGTACTGAAACGATGTCGTTTGCTAATAATTTAGAGAATACACGACGGATAATTGGGAAAACTACAGTCTCGAAAGAACCAGATGCATCAGCTGTTGCTGCTTCATTGATTAAGTAAGACGCTTGGTTTTCATACAATTGCGCGATGTTATCTTTTTGGTGACCGTTAAGACCTTCTAAAAAGCCTAAGTCATCCCATTTTTTGATGGTATCTTCTTTGATAACACGAAGGTGCTTAAGACCGATGTTACCTACCATACCTGATTCTAATAATGCTCCCATTTTGAATATTTGTTTTTGGTTTTTTTATTTATTATTTTATTTTACCCATTAAATCTTTCATTCTCTTGAATTGTGGATTCTCATAAGCCTTAGCTTCTGATAACACTTCTTGAGATGTTGATGTTGATGGAGTGTTAGAGATTTTTTCAACAACTGATTCGGTAACCGTAGTTTTTGTACCTAATTCAGTTTTTATTGTATTGAATAGACTTTTAGCCTCATTCATAGTAGAAACTGAATCAAATCTCTTTAATATGTTCAATTTCTCTTGTTTAGTTGTAGAATGTTCTGTAAATAAACGTGTAGCGTAAGCTAAGTTTGCATTGAAAACAGCAACTTCATTAAGTTTTTCTTTAAAAAGGATTAACGCCTTCTTATACTCAGAATTTTGTTTTTTCAAATTTTCAACTTCTTCATTCATTTCGTGACGTCCAGCTTTGTATTTTTTACCCTGAGGTGCTCTAACGTCAGCTCCATAAGTTCTAGCAGCTTCACCAAATTCTCCTTCTTTAGATTCTTCTTCCTCTTCAGAAACCTCAATTTCTTCAGAATCTTCGTCTTCTTCATCTAACTCAATTTCATACATGATTTCTTCGTCCATTTCAGGTTCCATTTCAGGAGCTTCCATTTCTGAATCATCATCACCATCAAGTTTGATAATATAATCGTCCTCATCTGTTGTAAGTTCTACATTGTTACCGTCTTTTTTAACTACAATACCATCTTCTGGTTTCATAGCCTTGAAAACTTTAAGAACTTCATCATCTGAAGCACCAGTCATGTCCATCACATCTTCATCCTCATCAGAAAAATCATCCAAAGATGGTTCTTCGTCTTCTGATTCCGAATCTGTAGGTAATTCATCATCACCCATTTCTGAGTCTAATGAATCGATACCCTTAGTTGGATCTTCGTTATCGAGGTCTGTTGTGTCATTTTCAGCGTCATCAGCTTCAGCATCATCTGCTGTTACTTCATCGTCTGACATATCGTCTGCCTCTTCGTCAGGATTAACTTCATCCTCAGGTTGCTCAGCAACAGGGATTTCAGTTTCTTCCTCTTCTTCCAATGATTCTTTAAGCAAGTCATTCAGTTCTTGTTTCATAGTTGAAGCAAGTATACCCTTTGCATTTTGCTTTACTGCTTCTTCAAGTGTTTGTACTTGAAGTAACGCTTGTTCTAAAATTGATTTTTCAGTCATTGTGAAATTTTGTTTTATTATCTTATAAATAGTACGATTTTATGAAAAATTCTCTTTTTCAATATAACTACCCCTATAAAATTTATTATTTGGATAAAAAAGTATCTAAATTCCCCATTAATTTTTTCATTCTGTTCTCAACTTGGGGTTTTTTCTCTTCAGACTCTTGATATTGGTCTCTTTCGGATTGATCAGCAAAAACGTATGCACCGGGAGTAGATGGAGACGACACTAAATCGAAACACACCAACTCAAAGTCTTCTTGAACAATATTCTGTCCTTTTACGTTTTTAAGTGAACCAACACCTCGAGAGGATATACCTAACGTAGCCCCATTCATAATTAACATTGCGGCTTGGTCTCCTTTGGTTGAAACAATACCCATCTTTCTCCAACCCGGAGAAGTGAATAATTTAATTTTACCCATTAGGATTCTACCGTCCCACCATGTTTCAAGAATTGAATGGGAAACTCTATCTAAGTCGATAAGTGAAGATGAGGGATGGTTTAATTCATTAAGTGCTCCACCCTTTTTAATTAATGTTTGATATTTCTCGTTTTCTCTTTTAAGTAACATCTCAGGATAAATCCTTCCGTTCTTATTTGCGGTATCGTATTTTTGCAAAACAGCATAAAGGATAAGGTCTTGTGAAAAGTCCATATCCTTTGCCTCTTTAATAATTTGTTTATTATCCTCTGGTGAAACGTGACCAGCATCGTACTCTATTAAAATTCCGTGCCCTGTCTCTTTTGGTCCTAATATCTTCATTTATAGATTTTATTACTATAAATACATCAAGAACCAAGTTATTTCTTACTTTTGTGAAAATTGAATAGTTTTTTATCAATTAAACTACCGTCGATAACATCTTCCAATAAATTTTTTATTGTATTTTTAATTTCTTTTGATTTAACATCGAATTGTTTTTCAACGTATAAAGTTATTTCAAGATTCATAAATGACCTTTTTTCTAACTTAATACCTTTTGTTCTTATGTCTAAATCAACAATACATTGGTCTTTAAAATTCGAATCTTTAAGGTTGTATATTGATTCTTTTATTTTTCTTCTTGTTTTTAAAATGGTTTGATTATAATCTTCAGTGTCATTTTCTGGTTGTACCCAAGAATTCAATTTCAAATAAACAGTTTTAAGATTTTTAAAATCTACGGTGCCGTAACCGATTTTTACATTATTGTAAGTCCCTAATGGGATATACTTACCTGTTTTCATTAATTTCTCATTATTATATATTATTTTATGGTGTTATTAAAAAATAAGGAAAAAAACTTACAAAACCAAAAATAATTTTATATATTTGTAATATACTTATTATATTATGATTATAATCGATTTATCAAAAGAAAAGAGCATTGAAAGTGCTCTCAGAACCTACAAACAAAAAGTTCAGAAAACTAAGCAAATTCAAAAATTAAGGGAAAGACAACAATTTGAAAAACCTTCAGTTACTAGAAGAAAAGAAGTTTTAAAAGCTGTGTATGTTCAACAAATAAAAAACGGTCTTAATTAAGACCGTTTTTTAATTCTGTTAATCTGTAGTAGTTGTACTTAGATGTTGTCATTTTACTAACTTCATCTTTTACTTTATTTAGTTTAGTGGTTAATTCAGTGTCATTTGACTCATTTAAAAGTGTAGATACTTGATTAATAATTGATTCTTGTAATTCATTACTTTTGATAATTAAATCATCGTGGGTAATTGATAAAATAGACTTTAATTCTTCTTTTTGTGATTCTGATAATGTGTTAGAATATAAAACATTAAAATTGTTTGCCAAAACGGCTTGTAACAATGTTTCGTTTGGTACTAATGTCGAACCTTTAGATTCTTGTATTTCCTTTTTAGTTGTTAAATGATTTACTAATTTATTTTTAGCAATTACTTTCTTCTCAATATTTGATAATGAATCTTTTTCAGATAATATATCTAAAGACTCATATAATTCGTTAGTTTCTATTTCGATGTCACCCAATTTACTATGTAAAGATTCACAAAATACGTTTAAATCATTCCAATTACCCATTGGTTGACCAAAATATGTGTTTAATCCCTCAACATACAATTTTGCGGTTTCTTTATCTTCAATATATTTGTTTTCAATTTCTTCATAAAACAAATACATTTCTTTAAACGCTTTGTTTTCTTTAATTGTGTTTAATATATCCTTAACTTCTTTCTTATTTTCTTTAGAATAAGACTCAGTTAATTTTGTCAACATTTTGGTTTTAATAACCCCGAATTTGTTCATTTTTAATCGTTTATAATATCGTTCAATTTATTTTCTATTTCATAAATATTCTGTTGAGCTCTTTCCATATCAAATAAAATATTTTTTCCTTCTTTTTCTTCTCCCAACATACTCAATATCTTTGATTTTTTAGATTTAGTAAAAGATTCACTCAATGGAGCATCTCCCTCACCACCCGATGGAGGAGTTGCGGGTGCACCGCCCATATCCATTCCACCACCAGCAGAGGCGTCTCCCATTGCACCTGCGGCTTCTAATTTTTGTCTTTCTTCTTCAGAAATACCATATTTAGAATCGACATCATCAAACACACCAGAACGTTTAATTACATTTTGTGTATTTGTTAACTCAAAGCCCATCGCTCTTTCAAGACGTTGTTGTTGTAAGTCTAATATAACTTCAGAATCACTCATACCGAGTATATTCTTTTTAGCCCATGTATGTGAAACAGGTAAGATACCCACTTGAGATTGGTCAGACGTTGCATCTTTATATAATGTAATTTTTTCTTTCCACTGCTCGATTTTTAATAAATCAGATTGTGCAGAAGGATTAGTTAGTGATAATGAAAAATTATTTAACTCATCTTCTAAACCTAAAAGATATAAATGTACTAATGCAATTTTATTTAATTCTTGGATAACAGATTTTTGAATTCTGTTAATTGTTCTTGCAAAACGAATATCCATTAATGCTAAACTCTTACCTTCACCAACAACCTCTTCAAATCCTAAGAATGCTTTTGGAATACGTAACGCAGCTAATAATTTCTTTTGGATATATTCAATATCTGCAATTTCACCTAAATTTTGTGCTCCAGGTAAAGTTTCAATTGGATTACTTTGTGCCGGGTCACGAACAGGAATGAAATAATCTTGGTCTACCGCCATTTGATTATATCTCATATCTACATTACCATTACGTGGGTCTGAAACCTGATCTCTTTTAAATTTGTTTGCAACACGTTGTACATATGGTTCGATATCTTTATCGTCCATATTACCTACGAATACTTTGAATACACGTCTTTCAGGTGCTCTTGATGTTCTGTAAATTAACATCGCATCTTCAGCAAGTAAAAGTTGTTTCCAAATTCTTCTAATCTTATCTAACATAGAAGTACCGTATGGTAACTTTCTATCATCACCTAATAATCTAAAGTGAGCAATTTCCCACGCTTGGAATTCTAAATCTTTATTCTTCCAAGTAAATCTTAATTCTCTTGTTGGTACTTTAATATCAGTATAAGAGTTTGGCGTTTTAGATGCAGCACCTTCAATTCTTTCAATCTCAATATTTGGTAATTGTTGACAACCAACAACTCCCTTTTCAGGGTCTATTTTTAAATAAACAAAATCATCACCATACTTACAAAGACCTCTAGTCCACATTTGTAAGTTGGTATTAACATCTAATTTGTTATTGAATAAATCATCTAATATATTTTTAACTCTATCTGAATCTGAAAATATTGTTAATATTTGTCCTTTCTCAGACATGGTTGTTGATTCTTCAGCATAAATGTCTAACGCCGCGGATATCTCAGGAGTAAACTCCATAGATTCATAATCGTAATATGCCGATAATCTATTTGGTTCGTAGTAAACAGATTGGTTGTAAAGTGATTGGTCTAACTTAGTCCATTTATCTGCAATGTATTGACTCTGTTGAGCTTGTAACATTGCCTTTTCATACTCTTCTCTACTGTCTGTTTTTAATATTTCATCTTTATTGAAATTGAACGAAGGTGGTGCGACATTTTTTTGTTTTGCTTGATTTGGATAACCAAACACCTTTGTTAATCTCTGAAAGACGGTAAGATTCTGTTCTGCCATGTATATAAATACTTTTCTTTATAATATAAACTAAATTATTGATAAATGGAATCTTATTTTGACTTACCAAATAACCACATATGTTCTCTATAAGCGTCCTTTGATACATTCATATTGTTATTTGGATGATATAAATTTTGATTATCAATCCCCATAGAACCTATTTGGTCGAACGCGGTACCATAAGAGTAAAACGATTTATTAGGTTCATATGACCTTTCTGACATTGTCCAAGATTCCAACATCGCTTTATTTGCAGATTCGTTCTTTTTCAATTGGTTGAAGCACATATCTGCAGCATATAACGCCATTGACATACTCATAATTGAGTCATCATGTGCTCCCTTCATGTGGTCTGGTCTACCATTCATATAAACAAACGTATTAAGTTCGTTTAATAATCTACTTGACCTAACACTAAATCCTTTTCTAAGTTGTTCCTCGAATGCGGCAACTATTTGGGTTCTTTTATTATTGAAATTTATACCAGGGATTTTGTCCATCGCCTTTTTATTCCATTCCCATATGTTTTGGGTGTTTATCCCATCAATGTATAGATTTTTATATTGCATCTCCTGTAACTTTCTAGATGTTGCTACACCCATACCACCAGTAATATCAATCACAATGTATGCTTCATATAAGATACCCCATTTGTATGCAACTGCCGCCAAATCATCTGGAGGTATTTTACCAATGTATTCTGCAACTTGTTCTCTTTCATCAAAGTCAATGATGTTAATTGATGAGAAGTCTTCACTATCCCCTCTACTAACGTCAACACCCATAATATAACGATGACCTTCAACAGGTTCTTTCCAATGCCAAAAGGTACCTTGCATGTACTTCTCTTTAGGGATACGAATCATATTTTTAGCAATATTCTCTTGAATATCGCCAGGAATAACCCCATCTCCTGAACCTAAGAAATCACATTCCAATTCCTGAGCAATCTTACGTCTATCATATTTAAATTTCTTAGACATAGATTCAAACCAAGAAGAATATGGTTTATAACCTTGTTCAATATATTCATTATATTTCTCAGGATCAAAATCCTTCATTATAACTTCCTCATCATTATATTGTTCTCTGTTCAACATATAATGACAAATATCTTGACATTTAACCCAATGTAAATCTTTGGTATAACGGGGGTCTTTAAACCATCTTAAATCTGTTATATGGAAATCATTGATTCCACGTAATGCTTGGTCATAAACACCGTAATAGATAGGGTCATAACCATTTGGCGTCGAAATAAGAATAATCTTACCACCCGTTGATAGGGACGCCATAGATGCTGCCCAAAAATCTTCTCCCGCTTCAATATAAGCAGCCTCATCAAATACAAGTATGGTTGGTGTGTAACCACGTAACGCATCCGCAGATGTTGCAACCGCTTTAACCTCACAACCGTTATTTAATCTAAATCTACTTTCTGAGTTTTTATCTGGTGAGAAACCAACATTAATCCATTCAGGCCATTGTTCAATAAAATGTCTAACTTTATTAGCCATCTCCACCGCAGTATCACGTTTGTTCGCAATTAGTAGAACTCTCTCAGGTTCACTTTCTTTGGCGGTTTGTAATTTTTTAGAAATCCAAGCTGCGGTAACCGTAGTAACCCCCGCCTGTCTATATTTTCTAGTTATGTTTTCATTGTAATTTTCATAATCCTGAATCAATTGAATTTGGTCAGGGAATAATTCTAATGGAACATATTTTTTTTGAGTATTGTCATAGGTTTGCAAATATGTTTTTAGTGCATATGGTGCATCCTTCATAATCTTTGCATACTCTTTTAGTTGTTCTATTTTGGAATTCATATATATAAATACAAAAAAAAAGGAGGTTTAAAACCTCCTCATATTATTCTTTAGGTCTGTCTAATCCTAATTCTTTATAAATGTCATAATCATCATCGTCATCATCATCTTTAGACAATGAAATACCCGGAATACTTGATATGAAATCCATTAATTTATCCGATTCAATTTCATCTGACATTGTTTCTAACTCATCATTAAATTGATTCATAGATTCCTCATAATCTTGTTCATTAAACATTTGTTGAATTGATGCCATTAAATCCGTCATTAAACGTTTTCCATTTTCACTATTACTAACAACTTCTTTCATTAAAACTAAAAATTGTTTAGCTGGTAATTGGAAAATGTGCATTAGCATGTAATTCTGTAATTGTTTACCGTTTTCTAAAATTACTTCATCAGGAAATTGTCCTCTAATTCTATCCCATATTGCTGGACCTAAAAGTAAAGTCCACATTTCTTTTTCTAATGTACTTTCTAACTTTTGAGCTTGTTGGTACATTTCTCTATCTTGTGGATTTGTATATTCTCCAGGTTGTCCATGACTACCTAATATTTCAAAAACACCTTTAATTAATTCATGTATTAAAACTGGAAAATTAATTCCTCTTGCAACAACTTTAACTTTTTGTTCTTCTTGTTCACCACCTTCTTCACCTCCTTCATCTCCAGTTTCTCCTGTCTCATCATCACCAGGAAATTCAGTCTTAACCTTACCTGCAACACTATCAGATGACCCTTTAATCATTGAAGGACTAAACTGCCAATAGTTTGCATCATTAACTGACATCATTACACCATAATCGTTATATAATTCATCAGAACCCGTAATCTCTCTAAGTTTTTCACCAACAAGTTGGTACATATAATGACCTCTTTTTGATGCTCCTTGAATAATACTATTAATTAAAGATAATTTTGCTCTTTCTAAATCTAATTGTTTTAAATCGATGTATAATTCCTCCTCAACTTCTTGATTTTCAGGATTTATCTGAGGTTGTTGATTATTTTCTTCCTCCTCATCATCGTCCTCAACATCAACCTCATCCGGATTTTGTTCAGGTCCCTGTTCTCTATTGAAATCAGATTTATCAATTTCATTCATTCCAATAATCTTGGCGTCAAATTCAACTTCATCACCAATTCCCATTTCCTCTTTAACAATTTCTATTGCTAATTGCTCTAATGCCTCTTTATGTGTTGATTCAAGTCTAATAATATTATTATGAGCAGTGTACATCATTGTCAATAATGGACCCATTTCAGTACCATCTAATGTACCTTGATAGTTTGTGTATTGTCTAACATTATTAACAATTTGTCTATATCTTTCAGAAGCTAAAAGTTCTTGAAAATTTTGGTTTGGTTCGTTTCCTGTTTTAGGAAAAGGTATTTTTTTTAAGGGTGTGTCTCCTGAAGCCAATTTAGATTGTAAATCGGGATTTGGTCTATCAGCAGTGTCAAAATCCATTGCCATCTCTTTTAAATTTTCGTTAATTAAAGATAACAAATTTTTCTTAGATAATTTCATATTTTTAAATTATTTTTTATCTCCCTTAATTGTTGCTTTAGGGTTAGGATTAACCTTAGGTCCGGGTTGAAAAGGGGTCTTAGGTTTGTTAGGTTTTGTACCCGGATTAACCTTTGGTTTTGCCGGTGCAATTTTTGGTCCGTCTTCACCTAATGCTTTAGGATTAGGGTTAACTTTTGGTCCAGGTCGGAATGGTGTTTTAGGTTTAACAGGTTTTGTACCCGGATCAACCTTTGGTTTTGCTGGTGCAATTTTTGGACCATTTCCAACAATCGCATCATACGTCATGAATTCAGGAAGACCATTATGTCCTGTTTTTACATTTGGACCATATTGATGTACTTCTGATTCGTTTAATTTAACATTGATTAATTCCATAATTTCGTTTTTTGATGTAAAACTATGAAAATTTTCTTCTGCTAATGTATTAACCCATTTTTTTATCTTTTTAGACTCGTCCATATGTGTGTGGTCACATTTACAATCTTTTGTTGATTCTCCACAACTATCACATTTTTTAGTCTCGGATTTCTTTTGACCCTTTAATATTTTAAAATCTTGACTATCAATTTTACCATTATGGTTTTTATCCAATTTCTTTTGACCACCTTTTAATTCTTCATCAAGGTCTTCTTCACCCACAAGTTTTATATCTTGTTTTTTTGCTAAATTTTGTAAAGCGGTACTTTTAGACAATGCGTCTGCAGTTGTTGTAACCGCTTCACCTAACATTCTGTCGGCTAAGTTATTAAGTTGTTTATCTGTGAATTTTACTAATGTCTTTTCTGACATTCCTTCTTTGATTAATTTATCAACTAATTCTGACCTTTTCATATTTCTTTGAATTTTATTTCCTCTTTTATAAGAAGATAACTTCTAATTTTTAATTTTTTTGTAACACTATCAATCGATTCACCAAATTTAAATGTTAATCTTTCACTATCTGAATCAATATCAAATTTCTCCCAAGCCATTGCAACTACACCATCTACAGCATCAATAACTCCGAAATAATCGGAGTCTTGAACTAATTCTAATTGTAAATCCGTATTTTTTAATAATCCAACTAAATCAACATATTCAATTTCAGGTGATTTAGGTTGTGATGATGCGGATGCCGGTATAATGAACCACTCATCCATGTCAATTTCAGTACTTTTACTAAAAATAAATTCGTACTGTTTTTGACCTTTATAATCAGAACCTATTTCATTGACATAGATAAGATGCATTTTATTTAAAGTATTTACTTAATTTTTCACTAATAGCTTGATTAATATCGTTTTTAATTTCGTCTAAATCAAGTTCTTGAACGTCATCTTCATAAGATTGTCCCTCACTCGCTTCAATGTCAGCAAATTGACTTAAATCTAATTCATTAGTATCTTCTTCACCAATTGGAGACTCAATAAAACTATTCAATAAATCCATAGTCTCCCCTAAGTCTTCGTCACCAGTTACTGGCTCTTCATCGGGTACCTCATCTTCCGCAGATGGTTCAGCAATTGGTTCTTCTCCCCCCATTTCATCTTCTTCTCTTTCGAATTTTTTAGCGATGTCTTCAATGTCTTCATCGTCTAATTTATCTAAATCAACGGCAGAAATAATCATGTTTAAAATGTACTTGATATCATCACTTTCCATTTTATCCTGTAAATCTCTTAATTCTTGTCCTAACTTACCTGCAAATTTTTGAGCTTCCGCCATATAATCAGAACGTTTTCCTTCTACTCCCATTTCTTCGCCACCCGCTGGTGGTAATTCACCCATTGGTTCTTCAGCAGGAACATCTCCCATTGGCTCTTCAGCCGCAGGTGGAACATCCATACCAGCATCAGGAGACATAGGTGCATCCATAGAAGGTTGTGCCAATGGAGACTCATCTTGTGGTTTTGTTTGTTTTAAAACATATTTTGTTGCCTCTTGCAAGTCTTCTTGACCTTTTAAAAGATCTAATCTTTTAAATGCTTCAGCATATGATGAAAATTTATTTTTGTTCTTCATAAACATACCACCAATGTAATCAAGAGAACTTTCGTTTAACCCCTTTTTTACATAGTATCCGTCTTTTTCCTTAACGATACCGTAAACACCCCCACTAGTTGATTCTTTCACTAATTCGGATTTTTTAGTTGATGGTTGGTTATTGTTGTAGTAGGTTAACTCGAGAATTCTCTTTAATTTGTCATCTCCGTTAAGTTTTTCACTACCAAGTGGTTTTAAGTCTGCCATTTTATTAATTGTTAGATATACTTATTCTTATCCTATAAATACATTGATATAGGGAAAAAAATAAGGTTCTTTATTGTGTTATGGATAATTTCTTATCTACAAGTGTTGTTTTTAGTTTTAATAATTTCTCAATGTACCCATTTCGTCTAAGTAATTTAAAGGTCAAGTTTTCATAAGAATACTCTCCTCCTGATTCTAAACCACTTTGTCTAAATTCTTTTAACTTTCTTCTTAATTCATCAATTGATTCAATTGGTCCCCCCTTTTTGATAATTGAATCTATTTTCTTCATATATTCTTCAGATTTTTGAAGAATCATCTTATCGTCAATATTAGATTTAACCTTATCTGGTTCAACAATCCACTTATTGTTTAGAATAGAATAAACACCTGAAGATACGTGTTCCTCATCAACATCTTGGACATACAACTCAACATCGTATCCTTTGATTATAATGTTATGTTTTTCATTCCACACGTTTTTCTTAGCGTCAAAAAATTCTTTTAGTAAGTCTAGATTATAATCCGTTTCTTTAAAATCAATTAAAATATGTAAGTCTACGTCTGAATAGTTTGACCAATTGTAGTTTGCTAATGAACCCGTAAGAACTATATCATGAATAAAAAATTCAATACCGAGACTATCGATAAAATCATTTGATATCTTTAATAAATTTTTTCGAATATCCTCACGCATAGAAAACTTACCATCAGACCCTTCGAAAATTTGTTCCGATAGTGAATCTTTTGATTTGAAAGACTTGATAATTTTCTTATCCTCTTCCTTGTCCTCAATCAGTTCTTCAAATAAACTCATCCTTTTTTAGTAAACTTATAACTTCTGGCGATATTCTCGTTGAAGTACTTTCCTTGTGATTCAGCAAGTCTAAACTTAGTAAACTTGGCCCAAGGAACTTTATTATATTCATAAATAGCACCATTATTAAAAGTCACAGTTAAATCCTCATTTTCTGTATTAAATGAAGCCGATTTTAAATTAGATGAATTGATGGTAACGTCAATCATCTTTCCATTAATTGTTTCTGAAATTATTCCCATAATATTATTATTTTAGTACTATAATATACATAATAAATATCAAATAAAAAACCCCCGATATCGGGGGTTAGATTTAATTAAGTGAAATTAACCTTTCTAAGGATTTTTTCTTATCAATTGGTAACGTAAGTTCAAGAACTCCGTTTTCAACCTTACCAATGATATCCCTTTCCTTCACATCATCAGGTATATTATAGGATTTTACAAAACTTCCAACAAAATGATGTGATTTATCACTTTCTTGTTTTTCGTAAATAATTTTTAATATACCTTCCTTTGTTGAGATTTTTAAATCATCTTTGGTTAATCCAGGTACACTTATCGAAACTGAGTATTCAGTTTCACTTTTACTGATGTTAGTTTCAGGAGTTGATAAAAATCTGTTAGTATCAAATCCTGTGAAGAATGGGTCTTTAAATAATGTTATCATAGTTTTTATATTTTAATTTTACATTTTACAAATTGTAAACCAAATGTCTAAAACTGACATTTAGACATTGGTTAGATATTTTTTTAGACATTTTGACATTTATTTGTTTTTTAGAATGAAATGTGTTATGTTTGTACCAACAAAACTTAATAACACATGGCAGTAGATTTCTTCGAGGACGGACCAACCTCAACCCCTAAAAAGGGACGCAAAGGTTCAACCACACCAATTTTAGATAACTTCTCAAGAGATTTAATTAAACTCGCAGAAGATGGTAAAATTGATCCCGTTGTTGGTAGGGATAAAGAAGTAAAAAGAATAGCACAAATTCTTTCACGTAAAAAGAAAAATAACGCGGTTATTGTTGGTGATGCTGGTGTTGGTAAATCCGCACTCGTTGAAAAACTTGCTTTAATGATTGTTAAAGGAGATTGTCCAACAAACTTATTAGACAAGCGAATTATGTCTTTAGATTTAACTTCACTCGTTGCCGGTACAAAATATCGTGGACAATTTGAAGAACGTATTAAAGCAATTTTAAACGAATTACAAGAATCACCAAATGTAATCGTGTTTATTGATGAATTACACACAATGGTGGGTGCGGGTAATGCAAGTGGTGCAATGGATGCTGCGAATATTATGAAACCAGCTTTAGCTCGAGGTGAAATTCAATGTATTGGTGCAACTACTTTTGATGAGTTTAAAAAACATATCGAAAAAGATTCTGCATTGGTTAGAAGATTTCAGAAGGTAATTTTAAAAGAACCTACGATGGCAGAAACTGTTGAGATTCTTAAAAATTTAAAAGATTCATATGAAACATTTCATAGGGTATCTTATGAAGAAAATGTAATAGAAACAATTGTTAAACTTTCTGGTAGATACATTACCGATAGACAATTTCCTGATAAGGCGATTGATGTAATAGACGAATTAGGTTCAGAAAAAAGAGTATCGAGTAGAGTACCCGAATCAATTGAAAAATTAAAAAAATTGATTGACGAAATAAAAGAAAGAAAAATACAAGTTGTTAAATCTCAAAATTATGAACAAGCGGCAAAATTAAGAGATGAAGAAAAGAAAATTTTCGATAAACTTGAAAACGAAAAAGTAAAATGGTCTGAAAAACAAAAGGGAAATAAAATTCCTGTGTCTGTTGATGATGTTTATACAATAGTTTCCGAAATGACTGGTGTACCGATTACTAAACTTGATAGTAAGGAAACTGAGAAACTATTAAAAATGGAAACCTTATTGTCAGATAAAGTAATTGGACAAGAAGAAGCAATTACAACAATATCAAAGGCCATTAGAAGGAATCGTGTTGGAATCAAGGACGCTAATAAACCTATAGGTTCATTTATCTTTTTAGGATCTACGGGTGTCGGTAAAACACATTTAGCAAAATCATTAGCTAATCTTTTATTTGGTGACCCCGAAAAAATCATTCGTGTTGACATGAGTGAGTTTATGGATAGACACAACGTATCTAAATTAATTGGTTCCCCTCCGGGTTACGTTGGGTACGATGAAGGTGGACAATTAACTGAAAAGGTTAAAAACAACCCATTCTCGGTTATTTTATTTGATGAGATTGAAAAGGCGCATAAAGATGTCTTTAATCTATTATTACAAATTTTAGATGAAGGACATTTAACAGATTCATTTGGTCGAAAAATAAACTTCACAAATTGTTTGGTTATCATGACGTCCAATTTGGGAGCTAAAAGAGTTTCTGAATTTGGCGGAGGCGTTGGTTTTAATACATCATCAAGTGAAACTCAAAAGTACGAGGTAAGAAAATCGATGATACAAAAGGCGTTAAAACAACAATTTAATCCAGAATTTTTAAATCGTATTGATGATGTAATATTATTCAATGCTCTTAATGAAGAAACTCTTAAGAAAATTATCCAGATAGAGATTGGTAAATTAAACAATAGATTGTTAGATAAAAACTTCTTGGTAACTTTTGATAAAACCGTTACAAATAGAATTTTTGAGTTAAACAGTCAAGAAGAATATGGTGCCAGACCTTTAAAAAGAATCATCCAAAATCTTTGTGAAGATTTTTTAAGTGAAGAAATTTTAAGAGGAAATATTAAAGAAGGAGAACAAATAATCCTTAAATATAAAGATGAAAAACTAACAATTTCAAAAAAAATGTTATAAATAGTTGACTTTTTTATAAAGTTATATATATTTATATTCTCATAGGTTCTCTTTGTCGATTACCTTTTCGTTTTTTTTCATAAGTAAGTGGGGTTGAACCCACCGAAAGACCTTAAACCCCGACATCTCGTTGGGGTTTTTTTATTGAAATTTGGTTTTATCAAAGGATTTTCATATATTTACATTATATGAAAAAATATACATTTATCTTGGCACTTGGTGTAGCACTTACACTAACTGCATGTGGTTCAGGGTCAACCGCAACTGAAACAACTGACTCGACCGCGGTTCAAGTAGACACCGCCGCAGTATCTGCGACAGATTCAACAACTGCACAAATTCCGGCAGACGACTCATCTGTAAAATAAAAATTTAGGTCGGTAACCAATCCGACCTTATTTTTAATTTTAAACCCACTCTCCATGGATACAAATACAGAAAAACAAGGTGATTTAATACTTCTTAGAGGTATACCCGGTTCAGGTAAAACAACATTTGCGAATGTTATATTACAACAGCCAAATAATAACCCCCAAGAGATATTGTCAGCAGATGATTTTTTTGATGACGGTAATGGTGGATATAATTTCGACCCTACCAAATTAAAAGAAGCTCATAACTATTGTCAATTTAGGTGCTCTGAAAGAATGAGACAACAAAAATCAAGAATAGTTGTTGCGAATACTTTTACCCAAGAATGGGAGATGGATGAATATTTTAAAATGGCAGAAAGATATGATTATCGTGTTCACACCATAATTGTTGAAAATAGACACGGTAACGAAAATATTCACGGAGTTCCGAGAGATAAACTTCAACAAATGAAGAATAGGTTTGAAATCAAATTGTAGATGAGTCAATTTATTGAATCTTATTTTAAAATCATGTCACCAAAAAAAACCAAAATGAAATTCCATTCAAGTTTATTTAAAAACCAATGGGCGGTATACCCGTTACCATTTGCATATCTTTATTTTGAAACATGTGAACCAGAATCACATAAATCATTACTTCAAAACAAAATATGTGCAGTATATCTATCTTTTAATTGGTTGAAGTGGACATACAATATTGGATTATTTAAACGCATCAAGTAATGTTGGAAATTTTAGAGAAATATCATAAAGACGGTTTGTTACATAAACAGACCCACCCAACCCTTGACTTAACTATTTGGAATTATTCTCCAAAAGTTCAATACGAAAGATTGTGGGATGATATTACTTTGCAATGTCGAGGATTGGTAACCAATTCAAAAGGTGTTATCGTTGCAAGACCATTTAAAAAATTCTTCAACTATGAAGAACACAAACCAGAAGATATTCCAAATGAAGATTATGTTGTCTATGAAAAAATGGATGGTTCGTTAGGTATTCTCTTTTATTACAAATATGAATTAAGTGAAGAGAGAAGATATAACATATGGTTTAATAACAATTATGAAACAGGTATGGAAAGGTTCTTTGACCCTAACAATTTACCTGATTACGATAATCCATATTATGACCCAACACCAAAAACAAAAGGTGAATGGATATTAGCAACTCGAGGTTCGTTTACATCACCACAAGCAATTAAAGGAAAAGAAATACTTAACAGACACGATATTAGTGCGTGGAGAAAAGACAACACATATTTGTTTGAGATTATTTATCCTGAAAATAGAATTGTGGTTGATTATAAAGGAGAAGAAAAATTAGTTGTCCTTGGAGCTATTCATACTGAAACTGGTGAAGAAATACCCGATAGTAGTTTGTTTTGGACACAGGACTCGGGTTTTGAAGTTGTGATGACATATAAAACTTGGGGTGAAACATATGACTTATTAAAAGAAGAAATATCAAAAGATAGAGAGGGATATGTAATTAAATTTAAGAATGGTTTTCGTATGAAAATCAAAGGAGATGAATATGTTAGACTTCATAAAATTCTTACTAACATATCTAATCGTGACATATGGGAATACTTAAAAGATAATAAACCTTTAGATGAAATACTTGATAAGGTGCCTGACGAATTTTACAATTGGGTTAAAGAAACATCACGTGATTTAACGGTAAGATTTGAAAACATAGAAAAAGATTATAGAGAAATATTTGAAAATTTAAATAATCGAAATTTAAGTAGAAAAGACTTTGCTTTAAGAGCAAAACAATATAGACACTCTAACATTTTATTTAACATGTTAGATGGAACAAATCCTAAACAAACTATTTGGAAAATATTATATCCTGATTACTCAAAACCATTTAAAAAAGATGAATAGCGAAAAGAAAAGAATTTACTTAGACGATGTGCGAACACCAATCGCTAAGGATTGGGTTATTGTAAGAAATTATGAACATTTTGTTTCTACCATTAGATTATACGGGTTAGAAAATTTTGAGGTTATTTCATTAGATCATGATTTAGGTGAAGAATCTATGATTGAATACTATACAAATGTAAAAAATAATTATGTGTTAAATTATGAGAACATAGTTGGTGAAAAAACAGGATATGATTGTTGTAAATTTTTAGTTAGTGAAAGTATGAGTAAAAAAATACCCCTTCCTCAAATTTACGTACATTCCGCCAACCCAATTGGAAGTGCTAATATGATGGGTTATATTAATAATTATTTAATGAATTGTAGTCTACCCCAAACTTGTATTAGAGTTAAAATAGAACACACAATTGATGAACCACTGGTACTCTCACCTGAAGCTAGAAAAGCAAAATGGGATAGAAGTAGTGAAAAGTAATTTTTATTTTTAAAATAAATTATTTATATTATAGTAATCAAATATTAGATAATGGCTTACACACAAAAAACAAGAACACCATATAAAAAAATGTACATAAAAGGGAAATATGAAGATTTCTCCGATTTTTATGACATCAATAAAAAATCAATTTATGAAAATATTTTGGAGGTGTTCTATGGTTTTAAAGATAATAAAAAAAGAATATTAACCCTTTATATTCAAGCTATTATACAAGGTTTAGAATGGGACACGGAATTTAAATTTAATAGGACAGATACAATAGTACTAACCAGAGATGTATTACCTTATTTTGAGAGTATTGAGGATTATGAAAAATGTGCAGAAATAAAAAATTTATATGAACTATTGACAAATAAAAAAGAATTATCTATAATTTAATTGTATCAGGAGAGAGGTACATTTTCATTTTTGTCACATCCCCGTTGGATTTATCCATCGGGGATTTTTTATAGTATCATCCTTGACCCAATAAGAAAATTACTTAAAAACGGAGTCCCTGGTGCGGTATTACCACTTAATTTATAATTGAAACTAAAACCAAACCTTTTAGTTAATTTATAATCAAAGGAAGATCCCAACAAGAAACCCATATGTCTATTTACTGTGGTCGTACCCGCAACACTATTCCAAGATAATGGTGCAAACATTGTGAATATTTGTGGGGACACCGTTAATTTTTTACTATACTGATATGGTTTAGTCCAAAATGCAACCGCTGAAGTTGACATGTTAAAATCGTATTTTTGTTTTTCATTTTGAATTAATAAATTAATCAATCCCAAATTATAACCAAAGACTCCTCTTTTTTGTGTTGGTTTTATCCACGTATAACCTAATAAGTTCATATACGTACCATTCAAATACGCGAACGAAGATGAGTAAGAATGTAATGCGTTTAATTTACCATTAGAAAAATCCATTTTAGTATAACCACCACTCACTATAAATGTTTTTAAATCACTCATAATAACGGTGTTGGCCGAAAAACTTTCATCACCGGCCATGGACGACCTCGATACACCAATTGTTGCAGATTGTAACCATCGACCATCTGGAGACTCAATTGTTGATAAATCAGACGATAATAACATTGGGTTAGAAACTGCAGCCTTTTCTTTTTTCTTTTCTTCTTTTTTCTCCTCCTTTTTCTCTTCCTTCTTTTCTTCCGATTTAGATTCTTCTTTATTTTCCTCTTTAGATTCTGATTTAGTTTCTTCTTTCTTTTCCTCACTCTTACTTTCAGATTTAGATTCAGATTTAGATTCAGATTTGGATTCTGTTTTAGATTCAGTCTTAGTTTCTGTTTTACTTTCAGAAGATGAAGATGATCCACCGCTTGATGATGAACCACTTGATGAAGATGATGAACTTCCACCACTTGCCGGTGGAGGTGTAGATGAACCACCACTTGGTGGTGGGGTGGTAGGTGGAGGTGTTGATGCGGCAGAACTTGCAGCCGCAGAACTTGCACTTGAACTTGCGGCGGAACCCGCTGACGATGAAGCTGCCGAACTCGCAGCGGTAGATGCAGCACTACTTGCCGCAGCTGCTGCCGCGTTACTTGCCGTTTGTGCCGCTGCATTTGTAACCGCTTGTTGTACAATTGGGTTATTAATTACGGGACATGTTAAAGCTTCGTATGTTGCTTTAGTTGTTATTAACCATGTTTGTACAACACCAGTTTGTACCTCAATAGGTGAAAATGTTCTTACTTGATTATAAAAAGACACAGTAGCATTACCATTTATAATGGTTGTAGTTGCTATCTTTTTTTCACCGCTACACTTATCGATAAATGTTTGTGTATATGTTTGTGAAAAAGATTTAAAACTAAAAAATAATATTAGGAGAGAGATAATATATTTTTTCATTACTTATTGTGTAATCCTATAGATATTTGATTAAAATTTCTTATTGGGTCTCTATCTAATTTTAAGGTAAAAAATTTAAAGTCCCTCATAACACCAAATTTAAATGTTGTAAAATTTGAATTTGATTTAGGAAATGATATTCCCCCAAGGGCATCTCTACCTTGATATTTAATGTTTTCATTACCAAATCCAATCATTCCATGAACACCTAATTTTCCAAATCTTTTACCCCCACCAAGATATAATGTGCCTTGTTTAATAAAATCGTTATTACTAACTGGAAAATCAACTATATCAATTCTACCATATGGATAATATTGATTTTGGTCAATATCATAAGACATTGTATAATCTAAAATAAAATAACCCTTCTTTCCTCCCGCAGCCCCCCAAAAAGATACTTGTTTATTATTTGTATACCCGAAACCAAAAGAGGTATAAACCGATTCTTTTCTAATAGTGTCTCTTCTCCCATTTTCATAGACATGAATAACACTTCTTTGTCTCCAACCAAAATCGTCATACCAAATATATGGGAATGGTTGGTACCACCCCCAATTTCCCCAAAAATAACCAAATTGATTAGGTCTACCCCAATTTTGAATTCTAACTCCACCGCGTGGGTTTGGTTGTCTAACATCTTTAGGTGGATTATTTCTCCATCTACTTACATCGTTTGTTTGTGTAGTGTTTTGTTGTACTCTAGGTACTTCCACTCTTGTTTGTGGAGTTGATTGTTGTGGGGGATTAGTCCTCCAATTTGACACTTGTCCAAATATCAGGGACGGTATTAATAATAATACAAATAAGAGAGTTTTCATAAATTTGTTTTTATATAAATATAAAAAAAGGGGGTTATTATACCCCCCTTTTTAATAATTCTTTATATTAAGATTTTATTTTGTGAAGATACCTTTTTTAATCATTCTATCTAAAATGTTAGCACAAGCAACATCTAAAGCCTTTTTAGTTGCAATTGATATTGTTGATTGATTAAACTTAATTGGGTCTATCGTTGCGTCAGACAATAAGGTTAGTTCTCTTTTTGTTGTAGCTTCACCTAAACCTGACCCACCGAATACTACTCCAGTTTCTGCATTTGTAAATCTAACCTGAAGACCTATACGAGTTACCATATTGTCTTTAATACCGTCTTTTAGGTTGATGGTTTCATCTTCTGACACCGAGTAGTCATAACACTCAATAGTGACAAAATACTCGGCCAAATTGATTTTACCACGACCATCTAATTTGTTCTCAGATATACCCGCCGCAGATGCTTGGAATTGTTTTACCATACGATTCTTAATTTCCGTTTTATCTTCGGTAAATTTGAATCTGTTTAAGTTTTCAAGGTATTCCATTGAAATATTAGCAACACCCAAACCAACACGTTTTTCTTTCAATTCAGGATACATCTCATACATTTCATCAGAAATTCCAGCCTTTAGTATTTGAATTGGAATTTGAGGGCCGTCATAGTCCATATAAGCACTTATATCTCTTTTCTTTTCAAAGTCCGCCTTATACTCTTCTGTTTTAGTTTTACCGATTGTTTGAGCACTAACGGCAACAACGCTTAGTAAAAAAACACTTAATAATATTAATAATTTTTTCATACATTCTATTTTAACCCTTCCAATTTTTTGGGTGTGATTTTCTTTTAAATGTTTTATTTTTTATTTCTTCAACAACCTCAATAACCTCAGGTTCTGAAATTACTTCTTCAACAACCTCAACAACCTCAATAACCTCAGGTTCTGAAATTACTTCTTCAACAACCTCAACAATTTCATTATTTTCTTTCATTTTTAATTAATTTTAAATAAATTTTTATTAAAAAAGGAGGGTTTTATCCCCCCTCTTAATATTAACCTTCCATCTCATCTTTCTTTTTGTGTGTGAACTTGTCCACCGTATCGGCACCCATACCAATTCCTGTAATTAACATCACAGCATTAACTAATTCAGGTGACGGTGCAAAATCCGCGTGAGAGAACGAATTTAATACCATTGTAATACATAGGAACATTGCACCTACCATTGCTATTACCGGCTTAACCGATATTGATCCCCTTTCGTCTTTGAAAAGTTCGATAACCCATTCTTTAAATTTCATTTTTGTCAATTTTTAATTTTATTTATTATCCTTCCATATGCATTTCTGCAATTTCATCTTTTATTTTACCACACTTCAAACATTCTTCAGTACCATCTCCGTCTAAATCACCCCATACGTGCTCACATTGTCTATGTGCAAAATACATATCAATTTTACCATCACCATCAAAATCAATACCATCCATTATACCATCACCATCCTCATCAACCTCCACACCGGTTCTTGGTTGAGTAGTTGGTACCTGTTCAAACGTATCGTTTACCTTTTCAACTTTTGAATTCTCTAATGCTGTTTGAAATGCTTCCGGTATTAAAGGACTATTATTCGGCGGAGTTACAGGTATATCGGCTGTGTTACTCATTGATGTACCATCTTCTTCATCCATTTTCTGAACTAACATCTTATCCTTATCGGTATCACTAAACCAATAGTCAATTATTTTACCATAAGAACCGATAAATGCTCCTAACAATAATAGAAGAAGTTCTTTCCACTCTCCTTCAATTCCTGATTTATTTAATATAGCAAAGAACATTCCCCCTATAATAAACATAAATCCGCCCAATACCAATGCGGTGATGTACCATCTTCTGGCCATCATATTACTTAACAAATCTTTAAACCCACTTGGTGTTTCTTTATTTTCTACCATTTTTAATTATTTTTTATTTTTATCTTTTCCAAGTCCAACCTTTTTTCTTTCCTCTTAACACCAAATAACTCGATCCACTAAAAAAGGTAATCAAGAACAATAATTGTGAATCAAATACAAACATTGTTACCATTAACAACACAACGACGGTTATAAAACTTAATCCCTGTTCCATATTACCACTTAGGTGCCTCTTCTTTAAACTCATCACCTTCTTTTTTCTTAACTGGCGCTGGTTTTTCTTTAATTGTTTCTTTTTCTTTAATTACAACCGTCTTACCACCAGCCGATTGTTGTTGTTGGTTTGAGTTTGTAATATTGATTACCGGTGCAGCTTGTTGTACAGGTGCGGGTTCATCACCACCTCCCGTTATTTGGGTTACTCCCCAAGTTCCTAATCCCATTACTGCTGTTGTTATTACACCAATAATAGTTTTTTTCAATCCTGATAAAGTCCCATCGTTTGAATTTTCTACTTCTTCTGACATTTTATTTTTTTTTAATTTTTAGTTTATTTAATTACCGATCAAATACCTCAAATGTTTAATATTATGCACCAAATGCTTTAGTAAATCCTTGAGGACAAGTTTTTGTACATATCAAATCTGCAATAACAGGTGCAAATGCCGCTCCAATCGCAATACCAACTCCAGCTGGTGTTGCCCATAACTCTGCAGAGTCTAAACTTTTACCTAAACAATTTGAAATTATATTTTTTAATAGTGTGTGATCAATACTATCACTAACGTATGGTATTGTTAAAAATCCTTCTGTTATAATTTCACTCATCTCCATTACTACTACCGCTTTAGCTGCCATATCCGCAGTATAAAGAATTGGTTGTGCCATAAATGATAAAGTGGTTGATGCTACAGCACCTTCAGGTTGTTCTGGTGCAAATGCAGCCGCACAACCCAAACCAATTGCTGCGGTTACTGCTATATTACAAGCATTTTTATCCGCCCATTGGTATGCATCTATTACACCCTCTTTTACTTCTTCATAACCTTCTTTAATTTCAGATTCTATTTGTTTCTCAACTAAATCGAGTACTGGTACAACTTCCTCATTCCAAACCATACCTACCACATCTTCAAATCTGTGGTTTATTTCAGGATGGTCGTGAATATATCTTATTGCTCTATCACTAAGTCCCCATGTATCACATGTTGAACAATGACCATCACCCCCAAATCCATACCATCTTACATAATTGTCACCACAATCTGAGCGATGATATACTATTCCGTCTCCGTTTTTATCTGCCATAATTTTTGTTTTTATATAATTATTGTATTTTATTAAAATCTGTAATTCCTAATTGTTTACCATTAGAGTCAAATAACCCAATTCTATATGCTGATGATGGTAATGCGTTTGTGTAAACTTTCAATAAATTATCACCAGCAACAACATTCATAGTTTCTTTAGATACCACTCTATTGGAAATATCGAATATTCTAACCGTAACTGAACCCGCAGTTTCAGTCTTAACGTTCATCGCAACTTCTGATGTTACAAATACTGTTTGTAATTTAATACCAACTGAATTTGTCATTTTAAGATCTTCGGATATGGACTGAGGTGCTGGTAACATATCATCTTTATAACATCCTGTTAAAATTGTGGATATTAATACAATCAAGAGAATTTTTTTCATTTTTTTCGTTTTTAATTAATAATTATTGTTGTTTTTTTAATTTGTTTTTTATCCACATCCTCAAGTACTAAATATAAATATCCCTTGGATAGTGAATTGGTATAAATCTTTCTTACATTTTCACCTATTTGACCATTAAATTTTTCTCTACTGACAACATTCCCACTTACCTTATCAATTAAGGTTAAATAATATACTCCAGCGGACGGTATGTCAAAGTAAATTGTTTGACCATTTGTAACACTACTTTCACCAACATTAAATATTTTTTCTATGGGTGGGGTTGGAATTGGTAACTCTGGTTTAGTACATCCCCACAATAAAATCACAAATATGTATAATATCTTTTTCATTAAAATTGAAAGTTTGTTCCTATCATAAACATTATTGGGTTACTTTTTTTATAACCAACCGACTCACTTAACTTATCCCATGTTTTGTTAAATCTTACATTGGTATTCAAAACAAATTTTTTAGTTATTTTCCAATCCATAGATGTTCCATAGTATAAGTCTAAATTGAAATCATTTACATAAGCCAAATCGGATGGTGTACCATCTTTGAAATCCACATACACATCACTCATAGCAAATATTTGTGGGGATATATTAACTCTCTTTGTTTTGATTGTATATGTGTACATTAACATTCCTTTATAAGTAGTTTCTGATGATGATGGCATTTGTGGATAAATCAAATCCAAAAAGTTACCATCCGAATCTACTGTATATTTTCCTTCCCATTCACCCTGATATGTCCCCCAAAATGTTTTTGATGTGATTAGACTATATCCAAATGTTCCGAATTTTTTGGTTCTGAACACATCTATAAATGAAATACTAATATCCTTTTGAAAATCAAAATCAGTTGAATAGAATGTTTGTAATGTTGTTGTCCTCTTATCTGTATTCCTACTAAAACCATATCCTACTCCATAATATTTCCATATAGGGTTTATTGACGCTGCAAATGTGTGTCCCCATTGACCATTCATAGATGATTTATTGTAACCCAAATTAAGAGTAGTTGATACCTGCTTTCCGATTATACCCACTGAAAGGTTTGACGATGATAGAACATCTTTTGAAAAATTAACATAGGATTGTAATATACCCACATCGTTCCAATCATCACTTTCCCCAAATAATTCTTTTGGTGATAGTTGTAAT